CATTAGACTAGATGCTCAAATAGCAGCTAGAGATCTTGATGTAGATACACTAGAAACCGTGGCTAGAATCGGTCTTGGTTTGAACGCAGACAACATGACAACTGCTGAAATGAAGCGTGATGTTCGTGTATATGCTAATCAATATCCGGAAGACTTCCTTGAGATTGTAAATGACCCACTACTTAAGGTTCAAAACCTAGTGGCTAAATTGTTAAGTAACAATTTGTTAGCAATAAAAAACAACAAAAAAGACGTATACTTGAACTTGCCAAAAAACAAAACAAAACTTGTAACCATTCCTTTTGGAGAATCAGCTATATATACTGTGGCTTCTTTTTTCCAAACAGACGACGGTTTAGATGTTATGCAAATGTTGGAGACCAAGTTAGAAGAGTAACCCCCATATAGTTTACCGCTATATGTCTACCCCTTCAGAAATGGAGGGGTTTATTTATTTTTATTATCTTTGTGTAAATTTTCCAGATATGATAAACAGTGTAAGAAATACTGTCCTGGCGATTGCCAACAAGCAAAACTTTGGGTACATAACCCCAGCTGATTTTAATTTATACGCAAAGCAGGCACAGTTAGATATATTCGAGGATTACTTCTATCGATATAACCAATGGGTATTGAAACAAAACTCAAGGGTATCAGGGAGTGAGTATGCAGATATAGTTAGAAACCTAGAAGAAGTTATTGATAGCTTTTCTACATCATCTACATTGACGCTTGATTCAGACTCAACGTTTGATCTTCCGTCTGATTTTTATTTCTTAACAGAGATTAGATCTGGCAACAATACAGCGGATAGGGTTTCAAATGCAAACATTTTAAAGCTAACTCTATCTCACCTCACAGCACCGACAACGACGTTTCCTGCTTATGTAATGAATGGGTCTCAAATTACACTGTACCCAACAACCATAGACACTGGCGTTACGGCATTATATATAAGAAGACCTTTAGATCCTAGATGGACATATGCTTCTTTTTCTGGAGGAGAGCCTGTATTTAACGAATCTGCTGCTGATTATCAGAACTTTGAACTTCCAGAAACTGACGAACCATTGCTAGTTAGCAAGATACTTCAATACGCTGGTATATCCATAAGAGAGGCTGATATATATCAGGCAGGTGTAGCAGAAGAGACAACAACAACACAAAAACAGGGATAAGATATGGCATTTATAACAGGATATCAGTACTATGAGAACAGTGGATCCTCTCCGCAGGATTCTAATTGGGGTTCATATCAATACGTTCCTTTGGCGGATTTGGTTAGGAATTTTGAATTAATGTATGTCGGAAATGACAAGCTAGTAAACAATGTTCCTAGATACAATATTATATTTCACGCAAAGAGAGCTATACAAGAGTTAAATTATGATGCCTTAAAAGAAACAAAGGTTGTAGAGTTAACGGTTTGTGATAACCTAAGGGTTGTCCTTCCTCCGGATTATGTAAACTGGGTGAGGATTTCGTTGTTTAAAGACGGAACACTGTTTCCCCTCAATGAAAACGTACAAGTTAACTACGCCAAGAGTTACCTTCAGGACAATGATTGTAACGTTCTTTTTGATGAAGAAGGTGATGTATTAACAGGAACCTCTCTGCTTGATTACGAGAGAATAACCTCAGGTCTTAGAGACATGTATATAGGCGCAGGGAAGATGAGCGGAAGAGAGGGTTATTTTGTTGATGATCAGTGGTACTTTTCCTATCCAATAGGCGGTCGATATGGTCTCAATACAGAGACAGCTAACATAAATCCTACATTCAAGATAGATAAAGCGTCAGGGGTTATTAATTTTAGTTCTGACATGGCCGATCAAATAGTCGTGATAGAGTATGTTTCTGATGGAATGGAAGGTGGAGAGGATGCAAATGTCAGTGTAAATAAGATGTTTGAGGAATATGTATATGCTTATATAAAATATGCCATACTTAACAACAAGTTTGGCGTGCAAGAATACGTTGTTAGGCGTGCACAGAAAGACAAGTCAGCATTGTTGAGAAATGCTAAGATAAGATTAAGTAATATACATCCAGGTCGACTTCTACAGAACATGAGAGGTCAGAGTAAATGGCTAAAGTAATATGATTGTAAATAAAAATTTTGTAGGCTCAAAGATGAACAAGTCTCTTGATGAGAGACTAGTACCTGTTGGTGAATATACGGATGCATTGAATATACGTATATCTGCTGACGAAGACGGTGAGGCTGGATCTATAGAGAACTCAAAAGGTAATGAGAGAATGACAACTCTTGAGTACAAGGGTGATCAATTGAGCTAATCTGCCGTTTGTATAGGGGCTTTTGAAGACGGAGCCAATGAAACCATATATTGGTTCGTTACGGATCAAGCTAACACAACAAGTAGTACAGGTGTTGTTGATATGATTGTATCATATAATACCAATGACGACGCTGTTACTTACCACGTTATAAGCACATCCGTTTTAAACTTCAATGAGAAATACCTAATGAATGGTATAAACCTTGTTGATGACTTGTTATTTTTTACAGACAACTATAATGGGCCTAGAAAGATTAACACTAAAAGAAACTATCTAGAACCAACGGCTGCTCATGCGGACGAAATAACCGAGGATGACATATCTGTAATCGTTAAGCCACCACATTACGCACCAACAGTAACACCTGCATTTAGAGGTTCTAATGAGAACTACATGGAGGACAAGTTTATAAGCTTTGCTTATAGATATAGATATAAAGATGGAGAGTATTCTGCCCTATCTGCTTTTACAGATGCTGTTTTCGAACCGGGCGATTTTCAAATAGATTATGGTAACTATGACATGATTGGAATGAGAAACTCATACAATTTAGTCAACGTATCATTTAATACAGGTAGCAAGCATGTGGACGAAATAGATGTTTGCTTCAAGATACATGGAAGACCAGGGATTTTCATCATAGAAAGATTCAACAAAGATGATCAAGGTTGGGGCAATGGTGCAAACCAAAGCGTCGACTTTAACAATAAAAAAATATATACAGCACTTCCTAGCTCTGAAATTTTTAGATCTTTTGATAACGTGCCACGTTACGCCAAAGCCCAGACATCTATGGGTAACCGTATAATGTATGGCAACTACAAAGATGGATATGATATAGACACGGTTTTAGACTACACGGTAGAGGGAAGGTTTGAGAGTGTAGGTAGAACTAAGTTAATTGATGAAACATCTGATGGTGTAGCGTATACAATAGACACAAGCACAACCATAACAGATTCAACACTAGACATAGACCTAACAGGTTTTAATCTAAAAGAAGGTGCTGCTTTGCACATAAGGGTAGATATAATTCATGATTCTTTTGGTGGCGATTCCAGCTACCCAGGAACTGTTGAGAATGAGTTTGAGTTTAATTTCTCTTTTATTCTCGATCAGGATTACGACTCATTGGCTAATCTCGCTGGCTCTGATGCATTTACTGATTCAATCCAGAGTAGTCTTACTTTTGCGAATGCTGGTGATGGATATAGTCTGACTGATTTGTTTTATGCTCAAATATCTGCTGATAGCGGTTGGTCTGCTGTAGGCGGAGGGGTTACATCTAACACAGGGGATTTCGAGATAACAACCTCTGGTAACGTTCTTAGCATACAAATACCGGCAATAGAGATAGAAGACGATGCTAATCCAGGGACCTATGCTTATGAATATTTTGAGTGGGGATCTGTTAATGCTACATTCTTAGAGGTGGGATCTAGAGAAAGCTTACACAGTAATAGGGATTACGAAGTTGGCATACAGTACATGGATGATTACAACAGAGCAACAACGGTTCTGGTTTCTAACTCTAACACTGTGTTTGTGCCTATCACAGAATCACCGAATAAAAACTACATACGAGCATATATAAACCATCTAGCACCATCTTGGGCTACTAGGTACAGAATGGCCGTAAAGCCTAGCTTAGAGAACACATACGACACTATATATTCAAACCTTTACTTTTATGATCCATCTGTTGGGGCTTGGTTTGTCAAGCTTGAAGGAGATAATATCTCAAAAGCAAAAGAAGGGGATAACTTATACG